CAGCCACCGCAAAGCCCTGCTCGGCAACCGTGATCGCGTACTGGTTCGCGCTGATGGCGTGCGTCTTCATCCGCACGCCCTCCAACAGCGGACCCGAGGGGATCGGCAGGTTGTTGTAGCGCATGAAGTTGACGGTGAGACCGGGCATCGTTCCCAGTTCGGTCTTCTTGACCGCGAACTGCTCGAAGCGGAGAACCGGCATGGACTGGAACAGGATCTCCTTCGACCAGATCGTCTGGATGGCGGGGCCCATCATGGTGGACCCAGTTGTCACCCCCGTTCCGTAGCCGACGGCGGTGTTGTCCATCCCGCTGACGGCGTCGTAGCCGACCGGGGGCGTGTACTGGCTGAGGGGGCCACCCGTGGCGAGGCGCGTCGTTCCGGTGATCCCGGAGATGACCGGCAGTTCGCCACCCAGGCTGGTGCCTGCGGGCATGATGTACTCCTTCGTAGGGGGCTATCGCCCCTGTCGTCGTTGCTGGCTGGCTGCCTGTAGGAGTTGCGGTCGGTGACGCTTGTACGTGTCCATGTCCATCGCCTCGATCTGCTCGGGCGACATGTTCTGATATCCCGGTTGTTGCTCCATTGGTCCTACGGGTGGGACTGAGGGCATGGCCCCGCCCCTGAACGGCTGCTGCTGTTGGGCAGCAGCGGCCGCGAAGTTGGCCGAGATGATCTCGGACCTCTGCTTGATGACTTCGATGGACTGATCGATCTCTTCCGGAGACCGACCCGACACGAAGTCTCGCAGGTCGGGGAGGATGTACTCCGCTTCCTGGTCGATGCGGGCGCGACGGTACTCGTCAAGTTCGACGAGCCTCCGCTCCTGCTCGAAGATGGCCCGGTCGGCGGCGTACTGGGCCTCGGTCTTCTCGAAGCGCTCGGCCCACTCGGCGTCACGCTTCTCGATGAGAGCCCGGAGATCCATCTCCTGCTCTTCCTTCTCCTTGCGGGCGGTCTCGGCCTCTTCGGCCAAGCGGGCTCGCTCCTGCTGCTCGGTCTCGCGCTCCTGGAGCACGGACTGCAACTGCGTGCTCATCTCATCGATGCGCCCGTAGAGCTTGTCCTTCTCCTGCTGGCGGAAGGTCTCGACCTCCTCGGCCGTGAACATGCGCTGGCCGGGCTGCTGCTGCGGCTGTTGCTGCTGCGGCGGCTGTTCACCCGTCCACTGACCGGCCTGACGAGGCTGGGCAGGGTCAACACCCACCAAGATGCCGTTGCCGGTGTCGACAACTTGCTGCTGCGGTGGCTGTTGGGTGGTGTCTTGAAAGGTCATCGTCCAGTAGTCCCTTGTCTTGTGCCCCGTGTAACCCCATATTCATAGCACCGCCTCCATAGGCGGCTATCAACTGCCTCTTAGAGACTCAGCCCGTGTCGTCGGAGTTGAAGTCCATGATCTGCGGCGGCATGATCCCGTACGCAAGCTGCTGAACCTCCTTGGCGAGGGCCGGATCGACCGGCGGTTGAGCCGGAACGGGGTTCCCTTCCTCGTCCTGGCCCATGAGGGGCTGACCGTCGGGCGTCATGCCGGTGGCCATCATGTTGAAGGCCGCCAACTGGCTCCTGATCAGGTCGAGCGCACCCTGCTCCTTGGTGTCCTCGACGACTTCTTCGAAGATCTCACGCAGCTTCTGGTCGGGGAACTGCTCACCCAGGTCACGCAGCGCTCCACGCCGGGACTCCAGGTTCATGGCCATCTTGGCCTGGATCTCGTTGATCTTGATGAGCGTGTCCATGGGCATCGGGGAGGTCCACTCCACCGAGGTCCGGTAGCTCACGTCGTTCGACGGATCCAACTGCGGCATCTGGTCGGGCCGGATCTGGATCGACGAGAGGTACGGGTTGTACACCGTCAACTCGGGCTCGTACATGAACGCCGTGCGGATGATCAACTCGTTGATCTTCTGGAAGAACGGGATGTACTGCGTCTTCTTGCGCTCGTGCTTCAACATGAGGGGCTGGTACTGGAGGGCCAGGGCCACACCCGAGGTGTTGCTGATCGGCTGGAGGGTGCCGAGGGCCGTGGCGGGCACGCCGGTCATCTCGTGCATCGCCTGCTTCAACAACTCCATGTAGCCGAGGGGCCCGGTGAAGTTGGTCTCCAGTTCGAGGTTCTGGACGCGCGCCTTGTCGCTGCCGATGGCCCACACCTTGCGCGGACCCTTCTCCAGGTTCGACGCCTTGGCTCCCGTGATCACCGTCACCGGAGCCACGTGGTAGTTGATGATGTCGGAGATCTCCGTGGCCTTCTCGTTGTACTCACGGTTCAGCGGGATGATCTCCGCGATGTCCGAGAGGCCCCACGGGGACGACGAGACGGCGTAGTTCTGCGTGTAGACGATCGGGATCTCACCCAACAAGTTGGGGCGCTGGTCGATCAACTCGTCGTTGATGTACTCCTCGATCATGTCGTCGGTGATCAACTCGACGTAGGTCATGACCATCCGGGTGCCGTCGACCGCCGTGCCCCAGAACTTGTACTTGAGCTTGAACCGGATCATCCGGGTGCGGTCGTGCGGGTGCCACTCGGGGAAGCAGAAGGCCGGGTTGAGCGGCAGGATCCGGATCTTGCCCTCGTGAGGAACCTTCGCCGCGTCCACGTAGGGCGGCTCATAGGCGACTTTGGCGAACACGTCACCGGAGACCGAGCCCTGCTGGCCGATCTCGTTGAGCACGGCGTGCTTGTTGTTGTGGACTTCCCACACCTCCTTCAAGAGGTACGGGACGATGGCCTTGGTGGCCTCGGGGGAGGAGAAGTAGATGCCCTTGCCGAACGAGAAGTTGACCAGGAAGTCGCTGAACGCCCGCACCCAGTTGAAGACTAGTTGCGGCTCACCGATCTCCCGGCGGTAGGCCCAGTGGTGGCCGAGGAACCACGCCCAGTTGTTGGCGTACCGGTTGAGGCGGGGACCGTGGACCTCGAACTCCTCGTCCGCCAACTCCACCAGCCCGAGGGGGCTGATGGCGACGGTGAGGTCACTCGCTGCGGCCCGGAAGCTCGGAGGATAGAACGCTATGCCCATCAGTGCTTCTCGTCCTTCTTCACGCGGTCACGCATGGTTGGAGGGGCGACGTCGGAGTCAGGATGGGCGAACGCCTCGGTGTGCGACACCACTCGGTCCCAGGGGATCGGCTGGCGGGAGCGAGCGTAGTTGTCGGTCCTCGACTCGAACCACGCATCATCGGCATGGGCCGCGATCTTCACGATCCGACCGGTGCCCTTGCGGGGCATGTACGAGTGCGCCGTGGACGGGTCGGTGCCAGCGTTGGTGCCCTCGCCGCCCGGGATGTCGAACGCTCCACGCATGTCGGACTGGATGAAGCCACGACCCTTGGCCTCTTGGAACTCGCCTTCGCTCATGCCCCGGTAGAGGTGGGCCACACGACCCTCGACGAGCGGTGCTTCGGCTGCACCCATCTTGTTTGAGGCCAGCCCGATCGACGGATGCTCAGGCCCACGCCACGACGTCTCGCCCAACTGGCTGAGCACCTGCTGGCGCTGGTGCGTGGCCATGTTGGCGTCGTAGGACGAGGCGTCGCTGCGCTTGTCGAGCCAGTCGACGCCGGTGTCGGACCATGGATGCGACATCAGCCCCCGTTCCACGCCGGGGACCTCCAGGAGGCGGCGCTGGGGGCCGAGGGGAGGCATCAGGTGTACTTCCAGCCGCCACGGCCCTTCTCGGCGTTGGCTCCTTGCATGCGCGCCTGCCCGAAGGACTTGAAGTGGAGGACGGGCATCAACTCATCGGGCGACTCCTCGCCCATCACGGCGATGCGGTGGTGGCCACCGACGACCTGAGGCTTGCCCGAGTTGCCGAACTGCTGGCCCAGGCTGACCGGCTTCTGGACGCCGTGCTCCATGATCTCCTCGTGGAGCCCGTATTCCCCGGCCTCCTCGGCCTTGCGGTTCCACAACTCCTGGTCGGTCTCCAGCTTGGGGTAGCGGTCGTAGAGCTTGCTGCCGCCGAAGGAACGCCGGACGTCGCCCCGCTTGTTGTACTGCGTGGGGTTGTTCCCACCGCTCGATGACCACGTCGTGTTCGGGTGGGCGTCCTCGTCCTCCGGGCCGCCCAGGCGGTCGGCGTCGAGCGGTTGATACTTGGTCTGGATCTCCTTGGCGCTCATGAACATCGGCAACTGCTCGCCGTCATGGGCCGTCGGCCCCCAGTTTCCACCACGACGCTCCCACTCGTCGTTGGACAGGTGGGGCAAGGCCCCTGGCTTGTCCGGAGCGGCGGGAGTAGCGGGCTCGGGACGGCCGTAGCCGCTGAACAGTTGCGGGTGGAGGTGGTCGTGGGCAGCCATCAGATGCCCAGGCTCAACTGCTGAGCGCCCTTGCGCTTGACCTGCTTCTTGGGCTGCTCCTCGATGGCCTTCCCGGCCTGCCGCCGGGCTTCGGTCCAGCCACCGGCCTGCACGCCGATGGAAGGCACGATCTCGCCCGAGCGCCGTGACAGCGTGCGGGCGGCACGCTGCGTGGCCTCGTTCTGCCAGGCGTGCATGAGTGCAGACGGCTCGGCCCCCTTGACCCCCGGAACAGCCCGGAGGTACTTCTGGTTGGCCGAGCCGCCCTCTCCCACGGAGAACTTGGCCGGAGACTGCAACGCAGCCCGACCTTGGCGTCCCGGGATGGCCATGGCCGGGAGGCTCTGACCCGTGGAGATCGCTTGCTGCCACGTGTCCTCGGCCGTCGGTGCCGACGGCGAGAGCGGCCCGTGGGTGGCCGTTCGCATGCCCATCAGGTCCATGCGCTGCTGTCCTGGCAACTCACCGCCGGTGGCGACGTGCATGCGCTCCATGAACTCGGTGTGCTCAGGGCTGCCGTGCTCGCTCATGGCGATCCCGGCGTGGTAGCTCCAGACCTTGGGGCTGGTGCGGGGATCGATGGCGCTCTCGACGGGGGTGTGACCCCGCAGCACGTCGACCGCCTTCATCACGTTGCCCTTGACGCCACCCTTGGCCACGGCTCCCAGGTCGAATCGAGTCGTGCCGACCTTGGCCCGTACGGCAGGCTCGGACAAGGCGGCAATGTGCTCGGGAGACAGGTGTCGGGGATGGATCGATTCCCCAGCCAGGCCACCGAGCACCGGGTGCTCGGCCATCTCGCTGGGCACCCGCACACGTGCGTAGCGGTCGGTGTGAGCGGTGGCCAGGGCCCGCACCGCCGTCAGTTCCTGCTCGGGGTTGTTCTGGGGCGACATCACGGCTGAGGCGGCGATGACCCGGCTCTTGTCGATGCCCGACACCGACGCCACCTCGGCCAGGCGCTTGTGGTGGTTGAAGTACCAGCCCTGGCCACTGTCGGTGCCCTCGGTGCGCGAGCGCTGTGCGCCCTGCATCGTCAGGTTCACCCGGCGGTTGGCCGCTCCCTGGTGCGTGATGGGCTTGTCCTGGAGGTGGGGAGCCAGCGCCGCCAGCGACGTCTGGCGCTGCCTGGCCTTGTCCCGGGTGCGGTCGTTCCCGGCGTTGGCCTCGGAGCGCTGGAGACGGCCCATCTGCGTGGACACACCGGACGCCCCCATGCCCAGGCCCCGCACCTGCGAGGAGAGGTTCTGGCGGGCCTCGGCGGGCATGTCCTGCCATTGCAGGGCCTTGGTGGAAGGTGGGGCGGCGGGTCCCCGGCTGGTGATGCGGGCCATCACTTGCTCCTACTGCGAGGGGCCCGGAAGCCCTTGCTGATCGCCAGGCCACGCCCGTGCTCCAACTCCGGGGAGAGGTAGCGGGTGGGGCGCAGGTGGGTTGGCAACTCGAACTTCTGCATGAACTGCTGGTGGACCTTGTCGAGCACGTCGGGGGTCTCGTTCAGCATCTCGTAGCCCGTGATGGAGGTGGGGGTGGGCTTGATGAGGTACTTGCCGATGTTCGACTGCGGACGGCCGACGGGGGCAGCGCCCGTCGGCGTCGTCGCTTCCTTCGGCGTCGTCATCGTCTTGCGCGCCTTCATCGGCGTGAGGAGGTTGGGTTGAGCGACCCCGGAGCCGAGCGAGCCTCCTCGGCCACCGGGGACGCCGACCGTCAGAAACGGCTTCTTCTTCGGCTTCGTCTTGGCCTTGTCGGCCATGGCCGGTCAGTCGTTGACGGCAGCGGGGTTGATGCGGATGAGGCGGGCCTCACTGCCCATCTCCCGCTCCCACTGCGCCCCCCGGCTGCCGATCGATGCGCCGATGACGAAGTCCTGGAGCATGGTCGGCGCTTCGATCCACGAGGCCGAGCCGACATGGGCCCGCTCGCGCATCGTCTCGCCGGGATCCTTGCGGTTGGTGAACGGACGGCCGCGGGCGTCACCACCGAAGTCGCCGTAGGCACCCTGGCCGAAGTCGTTGGGGATGTCGGTGTCGGTTGCCACGCCCTCTTCGAAGCGCAGTGGACCCCGGCGGACGTTGTTCACGGCGAGCGCATGCTCGTAGCCGCTGGCGGGCTGGTACGCCATGGTGGCCTCCTTAGATGGCTATGCGGCGAGCATAGACCGCTATCACCTGGTGGCCCGGAGTAGCCCCCCGGCCGACATGCAAGTCCCCTTTACTTGTCGCTCTTGTAGGCGTGAACGAAAGCAGAAGGTGACGTGACGTTCGTCACATCACCGGTGGTAGAAGGGCGAGTTGATCTGCTCCACGTACGGCACGGTCTCGATCATCGAGCAGGCGCAGGCCAGGGCCGCCGAGTCGACGTAGTCGTCGTGGGCGTCACGCTCGTTGGGGGCCTCGATGAGGAGGTACTGGCCCTTCATCACCTTCTCGGCGTCGACCATCTGCTGGCGGAAGCGCCGCCACACCCGGGTGCGCCGGGCCTTGGAGTGGCCGGGGTAGACGAACATCTTGCGCTGGATCAACTGGATCAGGTGCTGCCAGCGCTCTGACTGGTTCTTGGAGTCCGACGAGAACGCATGGACCTCACAGCGCGACCCCATCAGGCGCTTGAACCGATCGGCCACGGCTGAGCCCATGCCCTGGGCATCGACGCCCATGAAGGCCACATTGTAAGGATCCAGGAACTCCATGATCTCCCAGTACTGCTCCTCCCACTCCGTGTTCTGCACCTCCAGCCAGTTGAGGATGCGGTGCTCCCGGTAGCCAGCAGGATCGGGGAAGTCCCAGTCGACCCACATCACCGTCACGACCGTGGAGTCCTTCACCCGGGCCGGGTCGATGCCCACCACGACGGGCGTGCGGGTCCAGCCATGGACCAGTTGCATCGAGGGGTCGGCCAGGTAGTCCAGGTCGTCCTCGGTGATGAGCATGCCTCGGTCGA